GTTTAGCTTCAGGCTCTGTTACTAAGTGGACTAACTTTGTAAATAATTCTGAAATGGCAAGTCGTGTTGGAGAATATATAGTTGCTAAAAATGCAGGAGCAAGTGATGACTTTGCTGTATTCATGGGACAGGAAACTTTAGTTAACTTTGGTAAGACAGGTACTAGTTCTGCTTGGAGAACTTTTACAGACCATCAAGTCTTTTTCCGTCCTACTTATTTAGGAATGGCAAAGACGGGTGAAGCTATTAAAAATAATCCTGTAAAGTCTGCTTTATACCTTACCTCCATGGCAGCTGTTATTAATGCTTCTGAGGCTGTTTCTTCTTTATATCCTGAGTATAAAACTAAGAGTGAGCAAGATAAAAATCTTTGGACGTACTTCCCAAATGTTGATGCAGGTGAGCTTCTTACTTGGGCACAGGGTGGTATGGTTGGACCCCCTCCCGCATTAGATAAAGAAACTCCCTGGTTAACTGTTCCTGCTCCCCATGAACTTCAGGCTATATCTAGAGCTATGCAAAAAACATACTCTCTTTTAGCAGACCAAGGTTACAGTGGAACAGGAATGTCTATCTTCAAAGAGTTTGGAGAGGGAATTACTCCTATGTTGTCTTCTCTTCTTGTTACTCCAACCTTACTTTCTCCTCTTGTCGAACTAACGACTAACAGGTCCTCATATGACGGAAGAAATATTGTAAGACCAAATCAACAAGTTCCGTTTAATAAGGAGATGGTTGTTAACCCATCTACAGGAGAGTTTGGTAAAAGACTATCTGAGTGGTCAAAGGCAGTAGATGCTTTTGTTATGGGTGGGACAGGAGATGCTTGGTTTACTCCTATTGCAGCAGACTATTTTTTAAATCAGTACTTTGTAGGTTTTGCAAGTTATTTTAAAAATATGTTAGATGAGGCTGGCAGAGAGTCAATAAAGGGTGAAGCTCCTAAGTCGTTCTTTGGTGACAATTCTAAATCAGCAAACTTATTTACTTACATGGGTCAGAATATGGGTAATGTTTTCTTTGACAGCCCTGCTGCAGGAAGGGCACTTGAAACCTTTGCCTATGAAATGAATGGTCTAGTAAATGGTTTAAATTTTAAAGACAAGGCAGTCAGAAAAGAGTTTATTGCTACCCTTGGAAATGCGACTGTTACAGACTATACTGGTGGTGAAATTAAACTAAAAAAAGTTTCAAGACTATCAAGAAAAATAATAGAAATTCTCAGTAAGATTAACACTAACAAAAGCATTATGAGAAACAAAACAGATATAAGTGGTGAGGAAAAAAGAGCACAACTTCTTTTACTAGAAGAAATGGAAACTCAGTTACTTCTTCAATACCAAAGAGGTATTCAGCAGTTTGATCCTGATAAAACTATACAAGCATTAAGAGATTAGAATGGACTTCTTTAGTTTAGTACGTGACCTTGGTTTGCCTGTTGCAAGTGGGCTAGTAATGGGTTACTTTATTTTCTTAGTTATGAAGCAACTTATGTCTGGACTTGTAAGTGAAATAAAAACAGTACAAACTATATCAAAAATGTTAATAACTAGGGCAAGTATCATGAACAACGATATGATTAGGATTGATACAACTATATGTGCTGCATTGAGGATCCCCATAGACATTGCAAGAATAGCCAGGGCTGAGAACTTTGTTGAGGATGGTAAGATAGATGCAAGGCGAGACTAATGGATATTGTAAAGGTAGTCTCTGAGTTTGGCTTCCCTGTTGTTATGGCAGGTGGCTTAGGTTATTTTGTATACTTTGTTTGGCAGACTATTACTAATGTGATAGACCCTGCAGTACAGGATATGAAGGTAACTATCATACGTTTAACAGACCAACTAAGGTTGTTAGACCAGGATATGATAAGACTACAAGAAAAACTTAACACAGCTATACAGGTACAGGATCAGTATGAAGATAATGCGTAATATAATAAGAGATATGTTGTTGACTATCCTTATACTAGGTGCACTAGTCTATCTTTCACAGGCTGCCCTGGCAGATACTATTATTCATAAGTTTAAATCACCATCCTTTAGTGGAATAAATACCTCTAGTCACTACTTGACTATTGAGAACCAGGAACACAACAGGGTGATGGCTGTTAAGGAAGAAGCACAGGCACTACTAGATGAGATTGAAAGAGACAAGGACAACACAACCCTAGCTCGTTTCATTCGTAACCTGGAGAGTCGTGTCTATGCACAGCTATCAAGACAAATGGTAGACAATCTATTCGGTGAGACTCCAAAGACAGAGGGTACGATAGAACTTGAGGGTAATACTATTTCTTATAGCAGTAATGGTGAACTTATAACACTAACGGTGGTTGATTCGGATGGCACTACGACTGATATCTCTTTGCCTATTGGTTCTTTTACTTTCTAGTTGTGCAATCTTTAGTAACTTTGATGATACTTACCAACAAAGACATAAAGAAAACAATACTGTAAAAGTGAATGAGCTTCATTATAAGGCTTTGCTTAGTGCTCCAGTACCTAAAGTTAAGCCTATCGTAGCTGTTTATAGTACATCCTTTACGGATCAGACTGGACAAAGAGCAAGTAATTCTCAATTCGCTTTATTTAGTACAGCTGTAACACAAGATCCTGGAGCTCTACTTATAAGAGCACTAAAGCATGCAAGTAATGGAAAGTTTTTTAGAGTAGTAGAAAGGGTTGGACTAGACAACCTAACTAAAGAACGACAGCTCATAAGATCTGCACGAGAACAATTTAAAGAAACAAGTAACCCTTTACAGCCTTTACTTTTTGCAGGAGTATTGCTTGAGGGTTCTGTTATTTCTTACGATACAAATTTAACAACAGGTGGTGTTGGTGCTAGGTACCTTGGCATAGGTAAAAGCATCCAGTATCGTGAAGATAACGTAACAGTATCTCTTAGAATGGTGTCAGTTTCAACAGGCGAGGTTTTAATAGAAGTACTAACAAATAAAACTGTATTCAGCTATGGACAATCTGAGGATGTGTTTATATTTTTAGAGATGGGAACTGAACTCCTTGAGGTAGAGGTAGGAAACTCACGAAACGATTCAGTAACAGTAAGTTTAATGATGGCAATAGAGGGTGCTGTTTTAGAATTAATTAATGTAGGATATGAAAGGAAGTTTTGGAGCCATGACAAACACACTAAATAAGATTGTTTTTCTAGCCATAATGTTTACAATTTTAAGTGTTGCAACAGCCTATGCACAAGATAATGAGATATATGTAGATCAGTCTGGTGCAACAGCAAACATAGACTTTGAGCAGCTTGGTACAGGTAACCTTATCACAGGATTATCAGGCGTATCAGGCACACCTACAGCGTTAGACCTTGATGGTGGATCCATGACATTAGATGTCAATATGATAGGTGATACAAACAAGTTTCTTGGGGATATATGGGCTGATACTTTCACAGGTAACTACGACTTTACTGGCAGCACTAATACATTTACTCTAACAATTGACCCTACTAATACCTATGGTGCTGATAGTAGTAATCAAAACGTCCAAGTAACAGGTAGCAGTAATACTTTTGTTTTAAATCAAGGTACTGCAGCCTTAGCAGACAGCTTAGATCTTGACTGGTTAGTACAGGGAAGTAACAATACTATAACAGCCAACATAGATATTGATAATGCTACAAACTTTATGGATATTGACGGGTCTGATAACACTGTAACCTATGATGGTGATGGTGTTTCAGCTAGTGCAGGAGGATACATGTATCTTGATCACACTGGTGGCAGCAGAACTTTTAACATAGAACAGCAGAGTACATTAAACAATGACTGGGTTCAGATTAATTCTACTGGTAGTGGTGGCACTGTCTGTGTCATTCAGAACGACAGCGGCACAACAACTAGCTGTTGATATTGGTGGTGTCTCTGAATTAAATGGTAATGCACAGGTACTAAGAGACAAGCCATACGATGCAGCAGTAGACTTTGCCATACAGAGTAACGATGAAGCTGTTACAACTGATGGTAGAATGGCTATTACATTTCTAGACGATAGTACAGTCAGATTAACTGAGCACTCCCAGCTCTATATAGATGAATACATCTACGATCCTGATCCTTCTAAGTCTAAGATGGCACTGACCTTTGGGTTAGGTACTGCCAGGTTTATAACAGGCAACCTTAATCGTATCTCTAAACAGAACATTAAACTAAGAACACCCACCGCTAATATTGCTATACGTGGTACTGACTTTACTGCAACAGTAGATGAGCTAGGGCGTAGCCTTGTTATACTTTTGCCAAATGAATTAGGTCTTTCAAGTGGAGAAATAGAAGTTACTACGGCAATGGGTACTGTTACTTTAAACAAACCTTTCCAGGCTACCACTGTATCTGTGTTTGAATCAGCTCCTAGTAGTCCTGTAATACTAGACTTGTCATTAAATATGATAGATAATATGTTAATCGTTTCCCCTCCTAAGGAAGAGCAAGAAATAGAAGAAGAAAGATTAGCACAAGCAGAAAGCATACTAGACTTTAATGGCCTTGATATAGACTATCTTGCAAAAGATTTCTTAGGTGAGGATGAACTAGAATTTACAGAGTTGGATATTAACCACCTTGATGGTAACTTCCTGGAAGATTTACTAGATGTGATAGATGCCCTAGCAGTTAGTACGCAAGAAGATGAACTAGAAAGCACGGGTTCAGTTAAGATTACAGGTACTGAGTTTGGCCAGGATAAGGACACACAGATTACCACATTTATTAACGGAGAAGTGTTAAGTTTACAAAAAGATCTTAGCAGCTTTATCCGAATAGATGTAGATAAAACAACAGGTTATACGATTATCTTAATTCAAGATGGGGTGACTAGAGTGGTAACTCTTAATGGTGGTGGAGACAGTACAATTAAGATGAGTCAGGGTGGATGAAGAAATATATACTACTGATAATAATAATTCTAAGCATACCTTTGGTAATGCAGAGTACTCCTACTGAGGTTTTAAAACTTAGAGCCTTTGATGCCTTGATAGATACTCCACTAGCCAGTGGAAACTTTACAGTGTTAAGTATTACTGAGGATGATGTAGAGCGTGAGGGTGGTTACCCTTTCCCTAGGAAGAGGCTTGCAGAAATACACAAGAGTATCATGGACAAGGGAGCACTAGGTGTTGGTTGGGTTATTTCTTTTCCACAAAAGGATAGGCTTGGTGGTGATGTAGACTTTAGTGTAGAGCTTGCATCTGGTCCAAGTGTTATTGCTATGTTTGAGAATGGTAAGGGAGAATACCCTAAGCCTACAGGTACAGTCATCAAGGGTGAGGATGTCGGTGGTCTTTCTAGCACTGGTGTTAAAACAAACCTCAATGTCTTATCTCATGCTGCACTAGAGGGTGTTGCTGTTGCCCCCACTGAGGTGGATAACCTAGTGAGAAGAATACCATTACTCTTTAGGACACCCGATGGTTGGGTTGCATCCTTTGGGACCCAGGTTCTTAAAGCAATAACAGGATCTAAAAGTTATATTATAACAACTAATGACAATGGCATACAAGAGATAGCAGTAAGGGGACTGCCACCCGTTAAGACAGACAGTCTAGGACGTAAGTGGATTAGCTGGGTCAAGCCACACGAGACTAACCTGGAAGAGTTAGATGTCTTTGGAAGGTATGTCTTTGTAGGTGTAACAGCTAATGGTGTCATGCCTCAGTTAGCTACACCCGTTGGACTACTAGAGCCACACTACATACAGGCTGCACTATCAGAGTCAATGCTAATTCCTAACAGTCCTCACATACCTGACTATGCCCTAGCTGCAGAGCTGACTATACTTATCACCTCAGTGGCCCTCACATGGGCCCTACTGCATGGGTTAGGTATCTCATGGGGGGTTACCCTAGTAGGAGCTCTTATGGCCCTGACGGGCTTCCTAGGAGCTTACATGGTACAACAGGGTATCTTAATCGATGTAACCTGGGCGGTGATTAGCCAGTTTATTACTGCAACTATAGCCTTCTATCTTAGGTTTAGGCAGCAGTATAAGTTACGACAACAGATTAAGAAACAGTTTGAACATTACTTAGATCCAAGACAGGTTAAACAACTGCAAGATAACCCTGGACTACTAGTACTTGGGGGTGAGAAGAGACATGCAACATTCTTATTCACTGATGTTCGTGGGTTCACCAGTATGTCAGAGACCTTACCACCTGAACAAGTAACATACATAATGAATAAGGCACTCACTGCACAACAGTCAGCAGTACAGAACAATGGTGGCATGGTAGATAAGTACATTGGTGATGCAATGATGGCTATCTTTAATGCTCCACTAGACCAGGACTTTCATCAGATAAGGGCAGTAGAGACAGCCTTAGAGATACAGAGAAACATGATTGATCTTAATGTAGAACTAAAAGAACAGGGTCTACCAGAGATAGTGATTGGTATTGGGATTCATACTGGAGAAGCAGTAATAGGAAACATGGGAAGTGAATCAAGATTTGACTACACAGCTATTGGAGATGCTGTTAACACAGCTGCACGATTAGAAAGTTCTACAAAAGAATGTAAAGTAAATGTACTTATAAGTGAAGACACCATGATAGAAACAAACTATAACTTGCAATTTGTAAGTGAAATTTTTGTAAAAGGTAAAACTAAAGGGATTAAGGTTTATACAATTTCTACTTGACTTTTACTTAAAAGTATGATATAACAAGTATTTATAAACTTTAAGGAAAACTCTATGGATTGTTATATATGCAGTACGAATTTAATTTGGGGTAACGATGAGTGCTGTGAAGAGTCTGATGAATATTCAATTGTAAGTAACTTTACTTGTCCTAAATGTAATAGTTTTACTTTAGTCTATCACCCAACAGAAGAGGAAGAGAAGTAATGTTTAAAGGTTTATTTAAAAATGTAGTCGGGACAATCGTTCCTACACTTGGTGCGGCTGTTGGTGGGCCGCTTGGTGGTATGGCGACTAAAGTTATTGCTGATGCACTGGGATGTGGTGAAAGCGAAAAAGATATTGAAAAAGCTATCCAAACAGCGACACCAGAACAGCTATTGGAATTGAAAAAAGCTGAGAAGCAATTCGATGTTCAGATGAAAGAGCTTGATGTCGATGTCTTTGCGTTAGAAACCGCTGACAAACAAGATGCCAGGAATCATTTTTCTAAAGATTGGACTGCACGCTTAGTTGGTTTGGTGGTCGTTGGTGGTTTTATGGGTTACATCTTCCTGGTAACATTGCAACCACCAGAGCAAAACAGTGAGGCTTTAATTAACCTGGTGCTTGGTTACCTGGGTGGGTTAGCTTCAGCAATCATAAGTTTTTATTTTGGTGCATCGCAAGGGCAAGAGAAAAATGAATAAGTTAATTGAGCAATTA